GTTTCGCGGCGCTCACTTACGGCATTTATCATCGCAACTTCGGGCAAAAATGCTGGAATTGCCTCCGAATAAAGGCTTGTTGCTTTACGGTCCGCCCGGAGTCGGCAAAAGTTATTCTATGTGTGCGTTGTTGCGCCATTATATCGTGCAAGGCTATTCCGTTGAGCGGATAGTCTATGATGAGCTATGTCTGAAAATACGGCATACCTATACAAGTGGCGAAAGCGAACTGCGATTAGTCCGGCAACATCAGTCGGTCGATAAATTGCTGATAGAAGACATCGGGACTACTGTTGGAATTGGTTCGCAAGAGTCAAATTTTAGCCTGCGGATTTTTCTACTGATTTTGGACAAGCGTGTTGAGAATCTAAAACCTACGTTCATCACGACTAATAAATCACTTGACGAGCTTGGCAAAAGTTTTGACGAGCGCGTTGCAAGTAGATTAACGGCGGCGTGCGAAGTGATACCGGTCAAAGGTAGAGACAAGAGGAAATGGAACAGCTAAATTTTCAAATACTGTTAAATCCTTCGGTACCGGAATCAGACGAGCTGAGGCTGTCAAGGCAAGGTTATCGGATTTATAAGATATTCGCAGACGCTCATCGGTCAAATAGGCTGGTGGCGAATACAGAACTTGTGCAGGTCGGCCTTGGGTATGGAGGGCGCATATTTGAGCTTCGGCGGGCGCTGATACCATTGGGCTGGTGCGTTGACCTGATTAGAAAAGGCGGAAACGGATTAAATTACTATGCTATGATTCGCTTGGCCGAAAGCGAGTTTTACCGAAGTCACAAGGATAAGCTGTAGAGTGTGCATAGATTTATCAAATTAGAAAGGGCCCAGCTTGAGGGCGGTTTTTTCTTATAGCAAGGATGCGTAAAATGACTGAAAAAGTAGAAGTTATCAGAACAGAACATATTATTGCCCAAAACACCGTAGTAAAAAGCGCAGATGGTGCAACTCTTGAAGAATGGCAAGACTTTGGGCTGAAACTGGCGGCAGCAGAAAAGTATGTTCAGTGGTATTTAGGTTATTGGTGGAATTATGGGCATAAGAAATGGAACAGAAAAGCAGAGGAGTTTATAGAAAAACTGGGATATGAACGACATACGCTTGAAACTTATGGATGGGTTTATAATGCCTTAAAACCCTCGATACGTGTCGAGGATTTGAAATTTAATCATCATCGATTAGTCGCTCCCTTATCCGAACCAAAACAAATAACATATCTCAAGCAAGCCAACAATGAGAATCTTAGCATAGCCGCCTTGCGCAAAGTTATACGCAAGGGCGAAAATCCTCCCGTACCAATCCCAAAAGGCAAATATCGAGTGATTTATGCTGACCCGCCTTGGTTTTATGCTGGAGACCAGCACGGCAAAGCTGAACCACAAAAAACTGTGCTTGAGACACATTATACGCCAATGGATTTAGAAGATATATGCGCTATACCTGTTAAGGATTATGCCCACGAGGATTCAGTTTTATTTCTGTGGGTTACATCACCAAAAATATTTGAAGCCAGAGAGGTAATAGAAGCGTGGGGATTTACTTATAAGGCTATGTTCGTATGGGACAAAGTAAAGCATAATGTAGGGGGGTACAACAGTGTCCGACACGAATTGCTTCTTATCTGCACGAGAGGAGATTGCAAGCCTGATTCAAAAAAGCTCATAGATAGCGTTCAGACGATTGAGCGAAGCCAAACACATAGTGAAAAACCGGAAAGATTTCGAGAGATTATAGATGAAATGTACACCACTGGACCAAAGATAGAATTATTCGCCCGCAAAAAGGTTAAGGGTTGGACATATTATGGAAAGCAGGAGCTGGGCCGGTCGAACCACCTTCTCTCATTATCTTCGGCTCCGCACGTTTTATTATATCCAAAAAGCAAGGAAAAAACAAGATTTTCAAGGAAACACGGTTTTTGAAGCAATAAGACAGGAAAGCAACGGACTCGGAGTCCGTTGATACCGTTTTGAGGCAAAATAATGACGAAAAAGAACGAAACGAAAATCCCTGCCAAACAGCGAAAATCCGCGGGTTATAAGAAACCGCCTGTATCCCATCAGTTTCGGCCAGGGCAATCCGGCAATCCGTCCGGCCCGCCAGTTCACCGTACGCAGCTCTGGACTTACTTCTGTCGCTTTATGGCTATGACCGATGCCAAAATCGCAAAACTGAAAAAAATGACGTTGAGCGAACAGGCGGCTTTGAAACTTGCAAAGAACGCAAAGCTCGGCAAGTTTTCTGGCTCAGGGCGGCTTATGAGATACGTTGTCGATCGTGAACTCGGCAAGCCAAAGGAGCACGTTCAAATTGAAACGGCGGATACGCTAAGCGATGACGAGTGCGAAGTGATAAAAGAGATATTGCGAAAGAATGGTAGCCTTAACTGATAAAATGATTCGTACTGCCGGCGAAGCAGTCTTGATGTATAAACCGCTGCCGGCGATGCGCAGTTTTCATAGAAGCCAGGCAAAGTATCGCTGGCTGCTTGGCGGCAATAGAAGCGGCAAGAGTGAAGCAAATATCGGCTTCGACTTATGCTCGTATTCGCTGGGCGTTCACCCATACCGGAGAACACCAAAGGATGCCGTGATTTGGTGTTCGACTGATACCTGGAGCTTGGTTGGAAAGCTCCTCTGGCAGGAGAAAATTAAAAAGTATCTGCCCACGAATCAAATTGCCGGTATCGTATGGCATAACCGAAACGATGGGATACCGAAGGAAATAAAACTTGCGAACCGGAATGTTATCGAGCTAAAAGCCTACGACCAGGGGCGCCGGATGTTTGAAGGCCGAGAGATAAACGCCTTTTATGGTGATGAGCAGTGCAAAAGCGATTCGCAAGGTATCTGGCAGGAAGTACAGGCCCGGCTTCTGGACCGTAACGGGTTCTCTGCGCAGACTATGACACCTATAATTTTTCAACAATGGTTCGAGGAGAGAATCAAAAGCCTGCCGGCAAGCGATACTGTGCATTATGCTAACCTGAACGACAACCGGAAAAGCAGAAACGGTTATATTGACGATGCAGAAATCGACCTGATGATAAGCGAATGGCCTGGCTCAGTTCAAGAGACGCGAATAAAGGGACATTTTGCGGCGTTTCTCGGTGCGGTTTATAAAACATTCGCAGTCGATACGCACGTTTGCAAGCCGTTTGCTATACCTTCGGGCTGGTCTCGTTTTCGGTCGATTGATTTCGGATATAATAACCCGTTTGTGTGCCTTTGGCTTGCTCGAAACGATGATAGGCAGTGGTTCGTATATTCCGAACATTATCAGGCGCGGGAAACTTTGGCTTTTCACGCTGAACGCATAAAGCAGATAAGCAGGGACGAACGGTATCGAATGAGCTGGGCGGACCACGACTGTCAAGACGCAGCGGAATTACAGGCGTTGGGTATCACCACGCAGCCGGCACGCAAGGACATACACCTGGGCATCGAGGCTGTGCAGGCGGCTTTGAAGATACAATCGAACGGCAAACCACGCTTGCAGATATTCTCCGATTGCAAGAATACTATCCGCGAACTTGTTGGTTATCGCTGGGCCGAAGGGACGGAGACCGCAGACGCAAAAGACCTGCCGTTGAAAGTTAACGACCATTGCTGCGATGCTTTGAGATATGGGATTTATGGAATTGAGGGGAAATAATTATGCAGAGGCAGGACAAACTCGATATTGAGGAACTGAAAAAGTACCGGAGCTTTATCGTTGGTATTGCTACGCCGGCGGGAGAGCAGGCAGGCTTTGTTAGCTACTTTGCTATAACGAAGGCGCGGGGGCCTGGTGGCGAAGGCACGTTGAAGTTGGTCGATGAGATTGAGTCGCCGGACATATTAGCATTGTGCGAAGGATTGAAGTGGTTGACAGTGAAGTTTGATTTTCGCAGGGATTTTTATCGTTCAGCCGGTGATTTTATTTTCGGGAACGCGCAGGATTATTCCGTATCCGAATGTTTGCGCAAACATTCAATAACGATTCACCATTCAAGCGTCATTTTCGGCCAGGACGAGGAAAAACCTTTTATGACTTTGCTGCCGGAAATCAATCGGCAGCGTAGGGCCGGACTTATTATAGTCGATGACGAATCACTGTTGTCGCTTCGGCTGAAAGACCTGCAAAACCCCGCTGCGATAAAGTACGGGGATAGTCCAGCCTTGCAGAGTTTGTGTTACGCATATTTTGGTTGGAAGG